CTCGAAGTGCGCAGGGCGGCCACGTCCCTTGCGGCGTTTCTCAATTTACGGCACTGGACCGGCATATCGGCGGATGCCTGCCAACTCATCGCATGCGAGCCCGACGAATTCACACCGAAGGTCGATCGCTTTGAGGTCTGGCGCGTGGAGTGGGTGAATCTCGTCATGCTGGGTGCGAGCACCTGGCACAACGACGGCACGATTCCCGAACAGCCGTTCTACGCTTTCAGTCCGAACGTCGGACGAGAGCCCGCGTACGTTCCTTTGATCGAATCATGAGTGCGAGTGGCGAGCACGATCGCCTGATCGGCAATCTCATTATGTTCGGCGTGATCGCAGAGCTTGATGAGCAGCAGGCTCGCGTGCGCGTCAATGCAGACGGACTGCTGACAGATTGGTTGCCATGGGTTGAGCGGCGCGCCGGCAGCGGTGTGCGCACTTGGCTCGTGCCAGAGATCGGTGAACAGGTTGTGATCGCATGTCCATATGGCGATCCCGCGCAGGGCGTTGTGATTGGAAGCGTTTACCAGAACGCCTATCCAGCACCGGCAGATAGGAAGGCCATTCACCGCACGATTTACGGCGACGGCACGTCAATCGAGTACGACCGTGAGGCCACGGCACTTACGATCAATGTTGGCCGAGGTTCTGTCGTCATCAACTGTGTGCAAGCAACCGTGCGGGCGATCGACAGCATTACGCTCAATTCACCCGATGTTCGAATAACCGGGAGCGCGCGCGTAGACGGTGATCTGAATGTTGCGGGCGATGCGAGCGCCGACGGAGACGTGACGGCTGGCAGCATTTCTCTGAAATCTCATCATCACACGGCGCAAGGTCCAACTGCGCCCACGACTCCTGCGCAACCTTGAAAACCAAGTCAGGATTCGACCATCGGTCATGTGCCCGCAGGTTCGGGCAACGTGCGGTTTAAAAGATCCATGATCGGCCAAGATCGGCCACGACCGGCCATTGGCCGCACGATATTCGCAGCCGAAGAGCTGACAGTCGCGATTACGTTTCCCAAGATGGGCCACGTTATCAATTCACCTGTTAGGTTATCCGTCATGAGTCGCACTTCTGAATCACGTTAGGGTGACTTTCACGCGGGGAAGATTTTCCTGCTTCTGATGGCGAGCACGCTGCCCCATATGGATGAGCAGTAGATCGCCGTAAGCTTAGCGAGGGGCCTGCATGTTACGGATGATGCGTTGGTCAAGATATGTCTCGGTATCCTGGACGAGGCGCTCCTGCACCCTTTGCAGCGCTTGCAGAAGAAACATCAGCAGAATCGACAACAGCAGGGCAATGAGTGTCGAGTTGAAGGCGACTCCAAGACCCTCCGTTACTCCAGAAATGTCGCCGGATACCGCTTTGTGAGCTTGTGACAGCGCATCACCGATACCGCGCACAGTGCCGATGAACCCGATCGCCGGAATCGCCCACGCAATGTAACGCAGCATTGAGAGTTCTGACTCGAAACGGTTGGCTTCCGATTCGCACACACTGTGTGCGACGGACGAGACATCCTGCACATTGCGAGTGGCGCCGAAACGGGCGAGTGCCGCAAGCAGGGCGCGCGGCGCCAGCCGATTGCGCTCAGCGCTGCTGAGACTTTGGATTTTCCGCGCGTATACACGCGTGTCTTCCGGTAAAATTTGAATGCCTTCTGGAAGGTCGATTAGACTGCTGTCTAAATAGCGGCGCTCCTCACGCTGCTCGAGCGCTCGGTGCAAGAGAATGGCCAGCGCCCAGATCATCAGAGTGATGCAGGCTTCCTGCTCGTAATCCTTGATCACGACGTACATCGATCGTTCTGCGACGTAAGCCGGATTCGCGAGCATGGCCGCACGCTGTTGCGTCATGATCGATTGCGCCTTCGGACGAACGTGCAACACAAAGATCGAATGCACAATTATCACAGACAGGAGCAACGTGATCACGCTGTACAGAAATCCGTTTGACAGCAGCCAAGCGAGTGGCGAACGGGGAGGGACTTCTTGAGTCAGTGAGGTGTTCATGGGCAATCAGAAATTGATGGAAAGCGGGCGGAATGTCGTCGGTTCCACAAAGGTTGTACTGTGAGATCGTCCTGTATCGTCCTCGATTCGCGGCAGCCGCGGATTTCGGCCTCATGACATGCTACGCAGCGTAGCGAAAGCCGGATTACCGATGCAACATTCGGGTGCACGCACCCAGTATGCACGGACTAGTCCTGCTTGACTCTGTGACCTTGAGGCCAGCAAGCGAGTTCCCGTACGTGTCGGATTGTCTCTAACTGGCGCCAGACCGCATTTCAGCGTTTGGATTCGCCGCCGTCATGGGCGTCTTCACTTTGGGAGGCGAACCTCTTCGCACGCAGACTCTCTTTGCGAGCAGTGTTCTGGAGCGGCGGCCTCATGGCATTTACTCTCTCTGGTACTCCACAATCTCACGACGGCGCTGGTCATGGGTGCGTTTGCGTTGGCAACGGGGCGAGGTAACAAGACGTTTATTGCTGTCTCCCGCATCAACATTGTCATCGCCAGCCGAAAATACCTGTGGATGGCAATTTTAAGATCAGGCGCGGGGGCAACAGACGGTCGGTTCCCAATCGACACGAACTTAAGGTAGGTAATGGGTTCAGTTTGAGTTGGTATCTCAAAGCGGCCACCGGAAGTCTAAAGTTTACCAAGCCAAGCATCGTAGCAACGACTCCCTACAAATTTGGAGTTTGCCCACCTGCACGGGCAAGCGACTACTTTCTCTGCTGACCACGGCCAACTAGCGACCGCCAGCAAGCCCACAGTAAGCGCCGAAGCTGAATGCGGCGCTGGTACAGGAGTAAAAGCCCCGAATGGTAACGCCGGGCGCTATATCCGACGCGACGATTGATATCATCCAAGCGATCTCTCATTGGCAACAAATCAGATCTCGGGTGAAGTAATGGCTGTAACGGAGATGTTTAGCAGGTTCGTGCGGTCGGAACAGGCAGCCGGCATCATTCTGATTGCGGCCACGGCGGTTGCCCTCACATTCACTAACTCTGTGCTTGGTCCCGGCTACTTGGCGCTCTGGGCATCGAGCTTTGGGGGCTTGACGTTAACCCATTGGGTAAATGACGCGCTGATGGCGGTGTTCTTTCTCTTCATCGGGCTTGAGTTGGAACGAGAGATCTATGTCGGCGAGCTGTCTGATCCTCGGAAGGCACTACTACCGATGTTCGCCGCAATTGGGGGAATGATTGCGCCAGCATTAATTCACTACTCCTTCAATGCCGGTACGGCTACTCAACCTGGCTTTGGAATACCGATGGCGACGGACATTGCATTCGCTCTTGGAGCGCTTGCCCTTCTCGGCAATCGCGTACCGCCCGCGCTGAAAGTGTTCTTAGTCGCTTTCGCCGTGATCGATGACCTTGGTGCAATTATGGTCATTGCGGCGTTCTACACGTCGAAACTCTCAGCCGTCTTTCTGGCAGGCGCAATAGCCGTATGGTTTGGGCTAATCCTCCTAAATCGCACGTTCCGGGTCATGTCTCTTGGTCCATATCTGCTCGGCGGTGCGCTGATGTGGTTTCTCATGCTGCAATCTGGCGTTCATTCAACCGTGACTGGCGTCATGCTGGCATTCGCCATCCCATTCGCCACGAAGTACGGTACGTCGCCCTCGCACAGACTTGAACATGCTCTCCACAAGCCAGTCGCATTCCTGATTCTTCCGATATTCGCACTCGCGAATGCAGGGATCATCATTGGTCCGGGCTGGACTCAAAGTCTTGCGTCGACAAATAGCCTTGGAATCGTCCTAGGTTTGCTGATTGGCAAGCCGTTAGGCGTAATCACGCTGTGCTTCGTGGCAACCTGGATCGGCGTCTGCCGTTTACCTCCGGAATTGCGGTGGTCTCACATCGCCGGAGCAGGCGTCCTCGGTGGCATCGGTTTCACAATGTCGATCTTCATCACCAATCTTGCTTTCGCTGCTAACCCGCACATCGTGAATGCGTCAAAAATGGCGATCCTGCTGGCATCGCTGACGGCGGGCATTCTGGGCTTCGTGTGGCTGCGCCAAACTCATGAACCAAGCGATGGATGACGACCGGCCACCGCGCGTCCGGCTCCGCACGCATTCCATACGTAGGTGACCAGCGATCAAGGTCGGTGTATTCGACCGCGTGTCACAGCCTCCGACCACTAGTTTCCGGTTTTGGCACTAAGCAGCCAGTGCTAATCGGAACCTGAAACCCTATCGGTCGCGGGCACTAAGGGAAATTGCGCCAGAGGAAGGTCGACTGCCAAGTCCGTAAGACTGTTCGCATGCGAGGCATGGATGCGAGCACTGGAAAGTCCCTCTCCGACTTAGAACATCTGCGCCAGTCCGTGCGCGATGTGTTGTCGACGCCGATCGGCAGCCGCGTCATGCGGCGCGAGTACGGCAGTCAGCTTTTTCGGCTGCTCGATGCACCGCTCAACCGCTCAACGCTCATGGACCTGTACGCAGCGACCGCCGAAGCGTTGCAACGATGGGAGCCGCGCTTCGAGTTGACTCGGGTCACGGCCTCTCTATCCACGCTTGGTGTCGTCACGCTGAACCTAACCGGTAACTATCTGCCGGACGGGCGAGCGGTGTTGATGGAAGGTGTCGAGGTGCGCTGAATGGCAACAGGTTTTACGAGCGTTGATCTATCGCGACTGCCGCCGCCGAACGTCGTTGAGAGGGTGGATTTTGAAACCATCGTTACGGAAATGCTCGCGGATTTGCGCTTGCGCGATCCTGGCTTCGATGCGTTGGTGGAATCTGATCCGGCTTACAAGATTCTCGAAGTCTGCGCGTATCGGGAATTGTTGATTCGTGAGCGCGTGAATACTGCAGCGCAGGCCGTGATGTTGGCTTATGCCCGTGGGGCAGATCTTGATCAGTTGGGTGCGGTGTTAGGTGTTGCACGCTTGAGGCTCGATGCCGGAAATCCCAATGCAGGCATCGATCCGACATTCGAGAGTGATGAAGACTTCCGCCGTCGCATTCAACTCGCACCGGAAGGTTTCAGTGTCGCAGGACCCGAAGGTGCTTACGTCTTTCACGCGCTGAGCGCAGCCGGCGATGTGTTGGATGCGAGCGCGACGAGTCCGTCTCCTGGAGAGGTCGTTGTCTCCATCCTCTCCCGTACCGGCGATGGAACCGCAAACCCAACTCTGCTCAATCGCGTGGCGCAAGTACTTACGAACGAGAATGTGCGACCCATGACGGATCACGTCACCGTGCAGTCCGCCGAGATCGTGCCGTACACCGTAACGGCCACGGTTTTCACGTTTGCAGGCCCCGATTCATCGGTCGTCTTGAACGAAGCGAGCGCGCGTCTAGAGCGCTACATCGAGGAGTCTCATCGGCTCGGTCGCGATGTCACGCTGTCCGGCCTCTACTCAGCGCTCCATGTCGATGGCGTTCAACGTGTCGAGTTGGTCACGCCAGCCACTGACGTTGTCATTAGCCGAACACAGGCGAGCCATTGCACGGGCGCTGCGATCACGTTTGGGGGCGTGGATGAATAGCTTGCTTCCGCCAAACGCAAGCAACGGTGAGCGAGCATTGGAGGCTGCCATAGCGCGTCTCGCGGAGGTGCCCATTCCGCTGCGATCGCTTTGGAATCCGGATACCTGCCCTGCGGACCTCTTGCCCTGGCTTGCTTGGGCGCTGTCCGTGGATTCCTGGAAAAGCTATTGGTCCGAGAATGTAAAGCGAGCGCGCATCCGTTCCGCGTTGGAAATTCAGCGCCGCAAAGGCACTGCGCAGAGTGTGCGAGCAGTCGTTGAGGCGTTCGGCGGCGCAGCCGCGCTTCGTGAATGGTGGCAATACGATCCGCCGGGCCTGCCCCACACATTTGACATCGTGCTGACGTTGTCCGGCCGAGGCGGCGCACCCCCGACGACAGAATTTGTCGATGACGTCATCGCCGAAGTTTCGCGCACAAAGCCAGTGCGCTCGCATTTCACTTTCACTCAAGGCGTGCAGGCAAACGGTGCTGCTGGCATGGGGGCTGGCGCACGGACTGCTGTCTATCGCCGCCTTCAATTTGATGCTGTGGAACCCTAAGTAACTTACATGAGTGCAATGCAGATCATTGTCACGACTACCGGTCGACAAGCCCTCGTTAACGCGCAGAACACCGGCACAAGTCCTGTGCTGATTTCTCACATTGGCCTCACGTCGGAAGGCTTTGTGGCCGATGCCGAGATGACTTCTCTGCCAGGAGAGCTCAAGCGCCTGTCAACGTTCGCGGGTGCGGTGGTAGACGAAGATACGATTCATGTCACGATCCGAGACGACAGCACGGATGTATATGGCATGCGTGGGTTTGGTTTGTACTTGAATGACGGCACGCTCTTCGCGCTCTACGGCCAAACCGAGCTGATCCTCGACAAGTCATCGCAGGCAATGATGCTACTCGCGGCGGATGTGCGCTTCGTACAGATCAACGCCGCAAGTCTCGCCTTTGGAGACACGAACTGGATCAATCCTCCTGCGAGCACCAGTGTTGCGGGTGTCGTTGAGCTTGCAACCTCGGGCGAGACGAACATTGGTAATGACGCGCAGCGTGCTGTCACACCAACCGGCATGAAGTTCACACTTGACGAGCGACTCGGTGTCGGTGCGCCATCCTCTTTCGTAAAAGGCCTTTTGAACCGGCAGACGGCTGAATTGGTTCGCGAGAAATTAGAGATCAAATCTGCTGCGCTCAAAAACGACGGGGCGGGCAACGGATTGGATGCGGACAAGCTTGATGGGCAGGAAGGGGACTACTACCGTGCATGGACTAATCTGACGGACGTTCCTTCGAGCTTTATTCCGGGCCCGCACACGCATGCGGACGCGGACATCACGTCGCTGGGATGGTCGAAAGTCACAGGCATTCCGTCCGCGTTTCCGCCGACGGCACATGGTCACGTGGTGGCAGATATATCTGGCGCGGCGGCCCTATCGTCCGGGAGCTTTACAGCCACGTTGATCGGTATGGCGAGCGCTACGAGCGGCATCGTGCAATGGAGACGCACCGGCAATAAAGTCACCCTCTATGCCCCGGCTGACATTCTCGGGACATCATCGGGCTCTGCGTTGGATATGACTGGACTGCCCAGTGAGATTCGAGCGGCGAACACACAGCACGTGCTGTGCGCCCGATTGGTCAATGGGGGCATCACAGCGCTGCTAGGTGTCGCAAACATCAGCGGCAGCACGATTACGTTCGCGCGCGTGGCGGACGCCGGTGGCGGTCAAATGGGCTCGGCAAACCAGTGGGCCTCGAGCGGCAATAAAGGACTGTTGAGTGGCTGGTCGGTTTCGTACGACGTCTCATGAGAACGGAAATTGCGCCAGAGGAAATCCACCCATAGCAGCCGCCACGATATGCGCTACCGCAGTCAAATGGACTTGAGGAATGGCAGAAACCTTTCTGCACGGTGTGGAAGTCGTCGATATCAACGATGGCGCGCGTCCGATTCAGACCGCCGCGACCAGCGTCATCGGCATTGTAGGCACCGCCCCACGCGCCGATGCCGCAGCGTTTCCGTTAAATACGCCTGTGCTGATCGCAAACTCTCTCGCATTGACCGCGAGGCTCACCGCATTACCGAGCGGTGTAGACGGCACACTTCCAGATGCGCTCGATAGCATCCTCGATCAGGCAGGAGCCTCAGTCGTTGTCGTTCGCGTAGCAGAGGGCGCCACAGAGGCCGAAACACTGGCAAACGTCATCGGCGGCGTGAACGCCGCGAGCGGGCAGTTTGAGGGCGTGCATGCACTCCTAGCTGCTGAAGGAACGTTGGGTGTTAAGCCGCGCATTCTGATTGCGCCCGGCTTCACACATCAGCGAGCGGCCGGTGCTGCAAACGCAACGATCGCGGAGCTGCTCGGCATTGCGGAGCGCTTGCGTGCGGTCATCATCGCAGATGGCCCGAGCACGACGGACGCTGATGCCCTCACGTACGCGAGAGACTTCGGCAGCAAGCGTGTCTACGTGATCGATCCCAGGATCGTCAAAGTCGGTTCCACGGGGACTTCGCACACGGCGCACGCAAGCGCGTGCGTCGCGGGTGTCATCGCACGCAGTGACAATGAACGCGGGTGGTGGTGGTCGCCTTCAAATCAGGCGGTCAACGGTATTGTGGGCCTTGCGCGTGCAATTGACTTCAGCCTCGGTGATGCCGGCAGCCGCGCCAATCTACTGAATGCCTCAAACGTTGCGACGTTTATTCGCCAGAATGGGTTTCGCCTGTGGGGCAATCGCACACTTTCCAGTGATGCAAAGTGGGCATTCCTGTGCGTGGTGCGTACTGCTGACATCATTGCTGATTCACTTCAGGCGGCGCATCTATGGGCCGTTGATCGCGGCATCACGAAAAACTACGTCACGGATGTTCAGGAAGGCGTCAACGCATTCCTCCGTGACCTCACGGCAAAGGGCGCGATCTTGGGCGGCTCCTGCTGGTTAGACCCGGCGCTCAATTCGGCGTCGGCCATCGCTTCCGGAAAAGTGTATTGGGACTTCGACTTCACACCGGTGTATCCGGCTGAGCATCTGACTTTCTGGAGTCACTTGGTGGATAACTACATCGCGGAGATCCTCTAAGCCATGCGCAACGTCCGAAAGTATCTCAACCTCTTTGTTGACGGGCGCGGTTATGCGGGACAGATCGAAGACTTCAACGCGCCGAAGCTGACTCTCAAAACAGAGGAGTTTCAAGGCGGCGGTATGTACGGTGCGGTCGAGCTCACCATGGCACATGAGAAGCTGGAAACAGATTTCAGCCTAATCTGCGTCGATCCGGAGATTCTCGCGCGGTTTAGCGTGACTGAAGGTGCGCAAGTGCAGTTCACGGCGCGCGAAGCGCTCGAATCGATCGATGGCGCGGTGACCGCAGTCGTTCACACGATGCGCGGCAAGATCAAGGAGATTGACCTCGGCACGAGCAAGGCCGGCGAGAAGGCGACGAAGAAAGTCAGCATGGGGCTGACGTACTACAAGCTCACTCACGGAGTGCGAGTGGTGCAGGAAATCGATGTCATCAACATGGTGGTCAGACAGGACGGTGTCGATGTCACTGAGTCGCTGCGCGCCGCGCTTGGCATTTAAGGAACGTGCAGATGAGTAGGACGGTAAGCGAGACCCAGAAGAAACCCATCGACTACGTGAAGGAGGGTAGCGGCTACGCAGATATCACGCTGTCGCGTTCGATGAAAATCAGTGGGAACGACGTTTCAGTACTGCGCATGCGCGAGCCAACCGTTCGCGACATCGAGGCGTTCCAAGACGCCAAAGACAACGAAGCGACCCGCGAGATTGCCACGTTTGCGAATCTCTGCATGGTCACGCCCGATGAGCTTCGGACGCTGCCGATGCGGGACTATGCGCGATTGCAGGCCGCCTTCACGCTTTTTACCACCTGAGCGCGCGTGAGATTCGCCAAGGGACGCTTGCGCTCGCCTCCCACACCGGCTGGTCGTTAGCCGAGATCACCGGATTGCGAGTATCTAAGTTCAT